GTAGGCGATCTGCAGGATCCGGTCATAGAGGGCCATGTACGACGGCGAAGAGCGGCGCTGCAGCTGGTAACTGACATCGGACCCGCCGGCGTAGGTGTCGAGGGTCGCTTGGCCCCGTTTGAAGCTGACCTTGACCGAGTTGATCGCCGCTTTTTCGGCTGTCTGCTCGGCGACGATGGCCAGCAGGTCGCCGTCGTAGTACGGCCAGTAGACATCCATGCCGGCGTCGCCCGGGTTGCGGGGTCCGCCGAGGGCGGTGATCGACGGGCGGCCCCGGTCGACGATGCCGAACACCTCGGTCAGCCATGACGGCGGCATCAGCCCCGGGTTGTCGACGGTGACCTGATCGAGCAGGGCCCGTCCGACGGTGCCGGTGGCGGCCAGCCGGTCGAGCTCGCGCCATTTCTGATAAGCGGCGGCGAACGCCGTGCGCAGCTCGGCGGCCCGGTCACCCTCGGCGGCCCGGGCCGCGGTGACGAACTCGCGGAAGTTGGCGAAGCGGGCCAGCGGCCCGGCGGTGCGGCCGGACGGGCGGCGGCCCGGCGTCATCCCGTAGCGGGCCAACTCGGCGCGGACGAGCTCGCCGACGGCGGCCCGGCCGGCCGGGGCGTCAGGTTCGATGTCCGGGTTGGCTTCGGTCTCCTCGGTGTCGTCGTCGTCGGCCTGGTCGTCGTCCTCGTCCCCGGCGGCGCGGCCGGCGGCGGCGACGGCGCCGGGGAACGCGCCGGTACCGGGCGGCAGCACGACGGCGATGCCGGTCAGCGGACACGGGGTCGCCGCGGTGCGGGCCACGGTCCCGGTGCCACCGACGGGGACGTCGGCCTCGAGGGACACGTTGACGAAACCGAGGACGCGGGCCAGCTCGTAGACGTCACGGCCGCGTGACGTGTTGGCCAGGCGCAGCGTGGCGTACAGCCCATCGGGCCGTTCGGTGAACGTGTCGGCCCGGCCGATCGGTTGACGGTCCGGGTTGAGTTGGCCGTCCCCGCCACCGCCGGGGACGTGGCCGTCGTAGATGACGACCCGGTCCTCGGGGACGAGGGAGCCGGGCGACCAGGTCTCGGTGTAGAACGTGCGGCCGTCGTCGGTGACCCGGGCCGCGGTGTGCCACGGCACGACGCACGCCTCGAGGGTCAGGTCGTCGGGGCCGGCGGTGACGGCGGCCCGGCGGCCGGCATGCCACACCGGGGCGATCGTGGCGGCGGAACGGAACGCGGGAACGGTGACGGTCACGGGTGTACTCCTGACGGATCGGTGAACGGGGACGCGGTCGGGCCCGGCGACGACGGTTCGTCGAACGTGCCGGCAGGCGTCGGGGGCAGGGATTCGGCGGCGCGGACCTCGTCGACGGTGAGCCAGCGGCCGAGGGCCACGCTGTAGGCGGCGTAGCGGGCGCCGAGGTCGGTGCGCAGCAGGACCGAGGTGTCGGCGCGGACGTGCTGGCCGTACGGGCGGAGCTCGGAGAACCCGGCCTCGATGCGCATCAGGTAGGCGCCCAATCCGAGCTTGAGCCACTTGGAGAATTCGGCCTCGGTCGTCGAGTACGTCAGGGAGTCCCCGGCGCGCACGTTGACCAGCGACGGCATCACCCCGAACGCCCGGGCGATCTCGGCGTTGGCGACCTCGATCGACTCGACGAGCTGCGAGTCGATGGCGTTCGACCCGATCGCCTCGAGGCGGCCACCCCGGTCGACGACGGCCGGCTCATGACGGCGGGCGAACGCGCCGAGCATCTCGTCTTTGGCCTCCCGTTTCTGCGTCGTCGACAGGGCCTGTTCGATGACCAGGGCGATCGACGGGAACCCGGCCTCCCAGAACGATCCGGCCATCTGCCACAGGGCGGCGAGGTACTCGACGGCCCGGACGCACGACCCGATCGGGCCTGAGCCGAGGGTGCCGACGCGTTCGACGCGCCACGGGATCCACACCGCGCCGGTCGGACCCGGGTCGTAGCGCTTGCCCTGCCAGATGATCCGCTCGAGCCGGCCGGACGGGTCGAACGTGCCGGCGGCCTCGGCGGCGTCGACGACACGCACGGCGGCCGGGGTGACACCGTCGGCGTAGAACGCGGTCGGGATCAGCCACACGTAGCCGGGGCCGGTCAGGTTCATGACGAGACGGTGCATCGTCTGCCAGCGCGGCTCCCACGGATCGGGGCGGATCACGATCGGCGGTTGGTCGGCGGTCGGCAGGTTGCCGCGGAAGTTGACGAGCGGGAGCTGCGCCACGGTGTCGGCGACGAGCTGGCGGCAGGCGACGACGATCGGCAGCTCGAACGGGGACAGGTCGCCGAGGCGTTCGCGCCGGGCCTGAGCGTCGGCGATGATCCGCTCGATGGCGCCGAGGTTGCCGTCGGCGGCGGCGCGGGCCTCGGCGGCAGCGGCGCGGGCGGCAGAGCGGCGGCCCATCTGTCGCAAACCGTGATGTAACGCGCGCCGCGCCGTCTATAACGCGTCACAGAGGGCCCGTAGCCGGTTTGCCCGCACTGAGGTACCAGGCGGGTCCCGTTTCGGCGCTCTGGCGGCCACAGAGCGGCCAGCGGCCCCCCGATTCGCGGGCTAGGTGACGCTCGGACGGCCGAGGGTGGCGTCGCGGTGCGCCCACACGGCCATCGTGGCGGCGATCAGCGGGCAGGCGCCGGGCTGGCGACGGTCGAACAGCCAGGCGCCGCCGGCCCGGCGACGTCGGCCGGCGGCGATCGCGCCGTCGAGGTCGACGTCGGCACGGTGCATGACGTCGGCGGTGTACACGACGCGGTCGTAGAACCACCCGGCGGCGGCCGTCACCTCGGCGGTGCGGTAGGGGACGAGGCGGGTCGGGACCTCGACGAGCTCGGGGGCCAGGGCGCCGGCCGGCCCGCCGGCGTCCCACACGACGGCCATCGGCGACCACCGTTCGGCGAGCTCGACGAGACGGGGGCCGACCCACGGCCCATGCGGGCGGTGGTCGACGAGCTCGACGACGACCCGGCCGTCAGGGCCGGTGCCGGCGGCGACGATGCTGGCCGTCGTACGGTCCTCGTCGACCTCGAGGGCGAACACAACCGGGTCGACGAGGGCGACGTCGGCCAACCCGGCAAGCCAGGCGTCGACGAGCACCGTATCGACGAGGGTCTCGGGCCACCATCCGAGGTACTCGGCGCCGAACACGTCCGGCGACATGATCTCCCGATCGGCGCGGATGGCGTCGAGGTCGACGTGATGGCCGATCCCGGGGTGCGCGGCGAGCAGGGTGGCGTCATCGTCGGGGTCGGCGCCGTCAGGGGCGGCGTACTCGATGTAGGCGATGCGCGAGTCGGGGTTGGCGGTGGCGGCCCGGCCGAGGTCGCGCCAGCGGGCCAGCCACGTCGACGCCGCGGTGCCGGCGTTCGACCAGATGATCGTCTGCCCGCCGAGCCCGGTGCGTTGCGTCGGCAGGCAGGCGGCCTCGAAGTCGAGCCCGGCGTCGAGGCTGAACTCGCGCCCCTCGTCAATGTTGGCCTGGTCGGCATTGAGGGAACGCATGGCGTCCCCGTCGGGCGGGAGCAGGCGGAACGTGGAGCGGTTGTGTCGCCATGTGAATGCCTCGGACCCGTTCGAGCGGCGCAACGCCAGATGGCGCGGGTGCAGCGGGGAGTCCTCGACGTCGGGGAACCACTGGTCGCGCCACAGCGCGGCGGCGGTCTCGCGGCGATGGGAGGCGTAGAACGCCCGGGAGCGGGGCCGGCGCCGGGTCGTCGTCAACCCGCGGCACAGCGCGACGTGGGTCTTGCCGGCCCGCCGGGGGACGATGACGACACCGACGAGGTAGTGATAGCGGCCCCGGTCGTCGAGCTCGCCGAGAATGTCGGCGGCGTGGCGTTGCCAGGGGATGAACGGGGCGCCGAGAACCCGGGCGGTGGCGGCGGCCTCGGCGCCGTCAGTCCGGCGGGACGGGTTGCGCGTCGTCGCCCATGCCGGCGAACAGATCGGCGAGCTCGGCGCCAGAGTCACGGTCGGGGACGGCCAACAGATGGACGAGCACGGTGTGATAGCGGGCGACGAGGACAGCGCGGGTGTAGCGCGATTCGTCGTCGTCGAACACGGCCCCTTGCAGCTGAGCGGCGGCCTCGCGGGCCAGGGCGACGAGGGCGGCGTCGACCGGCTCGAGCCGGCCGAGATCTCGCATAGCCCGAACCGTTGCCTCGAGCCCGTTCGTCACCCGGCCCCGCGGTCGGGCCGGGGCCGTCGGGAACAGACGCGGCTGACTCATCGGGCATCGGCGCCGATCCCGGCCGATCGGCGGCGATCGGCGGCGATCCGGCCCGACCCGGCCCGGGCGGCGGCGGTCCGGCGGTGCCGTTGTAACGACAAATGGGGGTCCGTCGTCCCGTCGGGAGAGAGACAGGGGGG